TCATACCCTCTTAAAACAATAACAGGCTTCAGTGTACCTAAGCTAGAAGCTTTTTTGAAGATCTGACTAGCCGGTTCCTAATAGTAAAAGTTTTTGGCATATAGCTCAGTTGGTAGAGCATTCGATTGATAATCGAAAGGTCACAGGTTCGAATCCTGTTCTTGAGACCAAAACAATAGCGGATAAGGTGGTCACTACTGCAGTCCCATAAGCTCGCAGCATCACTGGTTCGAATCCAGTACCCGCTTCCAGTCACCCTACCTTAGGTGCCGTTGATGTCACGGAACAGGCGTCCTATGTAGCTCCCGCATAGTAAAATAAAGGGAGCAACTTACGGGTGGTTCGTATAACGGATAATACAAAGTGCTTCTACCGCTTGAATAGGGGTTCGATTCCTCTACTACCCTCCAACTAACCTAAGGTAATATATGAGTAAAAAGAAATATCATGTAAGGAAATTCCTTAATAAAACAACTGGTACAGCTGCTATTGAGATTCAATCCAGCTACACTGCCTGGAACTTTGATTGTGGAGTTTCATTATCGGACTGTAATCGTAAGATTGATTTGGATTTCCATATGTGGAACCCCAAACAAGTAAAAAATAAAATGGATAAGTTAAATCTTTTAATTGACGAGCTTGTCAAACTACGAAACTATTTAGAACCTGCCACCCAAGACTTTATTAATCTGAATAAGAACAAAAAGAAAGGGGATGGTCTTCTGAGTATCTTAAACGAGGATGAAGATGATTAACGAATTTGATATCCAAGATATGAACCCAAACTATAACCTAACTCCTGAAGAAATTCTTCATGATGATAGGGCGTATCTATTAGACTTAGAACTAGAGGCATTGTCTGTAGAGATGGGATGGGGTAGCTATCAGTCACCTGAATTTAAAGCCTCTATGAAATTAAAATAACATAAAGGACTATATGAGTGGTAAAGGAAGCGGTCGCAGGCCGTGTGATGAAGATAAAGTTCGCAGTAACTGGGACACTATCTTCAGTAAGAAAGTAAAAGAAATAGAACAGCTGGAGCTGTTTGATAAAGAAAAGGAAGAAGATGAGTTGCCAAACAAAACTAAGTAACCTTATTGCAGATAATTTTCTGGCATATTTTAATGCACACGTATATCATTTTAACGTAGTTGGCCCTGACTTTGTTCAGTATCACGATCTGTTCAGTGAGGTGTATGAGTATTTGTTTGAAAATCATGATACGTTAAGCGAGCAGCTTAGGCAAATGAAGGTTAAAGTTCCCGGTGATCTTAAAGATTATTTAGATAATAGTGTTGTTTGCCCTTGTGCTAAGGAGTCTGCTGTTAAAGGTATGCTGGTAAATACAAGCAAAGACTTAGATGTTATTCTAACCAGTAGTCAAAAGCTATACGAAGAAGCAGGTACCGAAGGACATGGTGCCCTTGAAACCTATATTGGAGACTATATGACTGGTGTCTCTAAACTTAAATGGAAGGTAGACTCATGTCTGAGTTAAAAAATTATAATATTTTTGCCCTTGAGGGTGATAAACAAACCAATGATATGGAAGTGTGTGAGACTTTAGGTTTAGATCCTAAAGTAGCTTTTACACCTGCCATTAATGAAGCTGCTATTAATAAAATGCACAAAGAAAATTACAATGAGTATATTAATCGTGGAGTTTCTGAATTAAAAGCTGCACAACTAGCCGACTCGTTAGCTGCTACTGCTCGATTAAGAGTTAAACAAGCCTTAAAAGGCCAGTAAAAAAAAAATAACCCCTATTAGGAATAATCCTAGTAGGGGTTTTTATTTGGTTAGTATCCGACTAATTTACTTAGCTTAGTAACTTCTTCTTTAATAGAGTTAAATTTATTAATATCAGTATTTCTATCGGCAGGTGATCTGTCAATACTACTGTTATTATCTAATAACTTTACTAAGTCTTTAAATGAATTTAAACTTAAGGTATCGTTACCATTAATTTTCTTTAGGTATTTCATAGCACCAGTTATATTTGAAATATTAGGGTAAGAGGATTCTAATTGAACATCTCTTGATGTTTTCTCATTGCTTATTTCAAATGCACCTTTTACTTTACCTTTGTTGGGATTCTCTCTCATCTGAAATGAGGGAATAAACCCAGTACCTGACTCAGGCTTTGGTACATCCATCATAGGTTTGCCAACAATAAAGTCATCTCCAAAAGATTTTTCATAAGCAGATACAAAGGATTCATCACGAGCAATATCTTTAGCTTCTTGTTGAGCTTTATAGTTTGAGATATCTGCTTTGGGGTTACCACCGCCGTAAGTCATTTGAGCAATTCGGTTAGGACCAGCTGATCTTAATAAGTGCTCAAAAGTTTCTTTAACTGATCTGGGTGCTTCAGAAGCCCACCTAGATAAGTCATTATTAACACCATCAAGCTTTAGTTCTCTCTTAGCTAAGTTAGCTAGCTGTTTAAACTGGCTAACCTTAACTACTAATTGCTTATGTAACTCGGCTGCTTGTCTAATAGAACCGTCTTTACCAATGGTGTTGGTAAACAATGCAGAAGGTTTCCAACCATACTTATTAGCTTCATCTAAAACTTCTTGCATATTTGCTTTACGTTTCTGCCATTGAGCATCAGTGTAGCCTGATAGATAGTACTGTTCATAACTACCACCGGGCTTTAGCTTGTCAAAAATTTCATCAAAGTAAGCACCCAATGCAGGGAACTCACCCATCTCACCAATACCTACATAATCATTCATAGAAGCTTTACGCATTACTGCGTCTTCAGCTCGTTTGAGATAGTCATCTAGCATCTTGGGGAACTTAGAAATATAGTCAACAGAGCTTGGGATAGCTATGTTGTTATAAGCGTTACGGTAAATTAAAGAAGATCCAGCGTTAGAGATAATAGAGTCATGTACCCAGGCTGCAGGGTATGGTGCTTTTCTTTCACGACCTTTATTAACAAATAACGTAGTCATCTTAACTAAATCACCGTCTAAAGATTGGATAGGCATAACAACCATAAAGCGTTGTTGAGCTGTACCAATAGCATTATCAAAGTAATCGTACTTTTGTTTATATCTGTCAAAGAAAACTTGTTGACCTTTGGTTGCAGTAGGTTTTAAACCTCTTTGAGTTTGTACAAGATTAAAATCTTGATCGCCGGAACTAATACTTTCAGTCTCATAGTTAGGGGCTCGAATAGCTACCCTGGAACCGTCTTCTAATGTATGTTCCCACACTACACCGGGATCACCTTTACTAACAACAGGTGTGACACCCGCAGGAGTAAGAATCCAATGGTCACCTGTAGGTCCGGGGACAATAACACTGGTATTAAGAATAGCAGTATACCGACCAAAACTTTTCAGAATATTAGCATAGTTACTTTGAACAACTTTTCTTAAAGTAGATTCTAAGGCTTTAGTTAATTGTTTATTAGCAAAATTACTAGACTCAGAGCCAGTAGAGTCCATCAAGTTCCTACGTAAATCGCCGGGCAAACTATCCATAAACTCAGTGACTTGAGCGCCAAACATACTGGCATCTTTACCGTAAGACGTTTGCATTAGAGGGGCTTTCATAAAGTCTTTTGCAACTTTAGCAAGGCCATTATCCTTAATTAGCTTATTGAACACACTATCAAAAGCATTAGCTAACTCAGGATTGTCAGTACGCAGATCGTCTAACAAAATTTTCTTTAGCTCTTTGAAAGCATATTCACGCATGTCAGCTAACTTAGGATTAAACGTACCTAGACGATCTGCGTTTTTAAAGCTACCAAAGAAAAGAGACTGTAAAAAAATACCGTTCTGATTACCGTCATCAAAGCTGTTATGAGATAAATAAATTGTTTTACCCTTGTTTAGAGGATTAACTATTTCTGCCATATCAGCCCACAAGTTTGTGTTACCTGTAGCTTCTCCGGGTTCAATAGCCGCCATTAAACCTACAATATTATCATGCTGACCTTCAGGATTTTGTAACCAAGCTTTATATTCATTACCAACATCAGCTAGTTTACGAGCAATAGCTGGAGTATATCTTTGAATAATATCTGCAGGAGCATACTTAATAATATTAGGCTCAGGGTTAGCCGACACGGCCGTATAATAATTAATAGTAGCATTAACCATTGTACCAATAGCAGCTAATTCTTCAGGCTTTAAAGCCAATAAAGCCGCATGCTGTTCTGGACCTGCTTTTTGAAAGATCTTAACTGCACGAGCAATAAGCTCTTCAGATTTAGTATCATCGAGAAGCAAGTTAGTGTCTTTGATAAAATCTTTATCAGCAAAAGTAAGCATATCACGAGTACCTGTTTTGGAACCCATATAGTCTACACCAGCACTTGCCGGGAAGAATCGTTGATTTGCTAAAGCGTGTTTCCACTCACTGTAATTACTACGACCCATTAAAGTATTAGCATTTAAAATGTCAAACTGAAGAGCTTTAATTTTAGTGTCAATAACATCTACAGCTTGTTCTACCTGAGCCTCTTTATATTTCTGTAGTGAACCGGGAACGTTAGCATCAAAGCCTTGATCTGGATCTGTGTTATCGTGTACTGCTTGATAGTCACTCTCACTTACTTTATGTCTTTTAGCGTATACAGATGTAGACCATTTGATACGACCCTTATCATCTTTAACTGCATTAGCAATAATATCATCTAACCATAACTGTTTGGCTTTAACGTTGTCTGCTAAGAAAGCAAAGTTCATAGAGCCCATGTAAGTCTTAGTTAGCTCAGCAGCATCAGTCACAATGTCTAAACCCTTAGGTGAGTTTTCAGATACTTGTGGAGTACCCTTAATAAAAGATGTGCCACCTGGGTTAGGAGTTCTTGAAGGAAGTCTGTAAGATAATGTTTGACTTACAGCATCTGCCAACCTTTGTAAACCTCTTGCAGCTTCCTTAGCTTTTGGATTACCAAAGAAATGGATCTTACTAGACTTAGGATCCATGTAAGGAATAATACTACCATCATTAATAGCAGAAGCAACTTGGCCTCTTGCAATAGTAGATGCCGCTTCTTTACTTAGAGGGATACCACTCTTTTGAGCGTTATCTGAAATAAAGTGATCAACACTGTCTATCAAAGTACTTAACGCATTCATATCATCAATAGATGAACCGTTAAGAGATGTGGGTGTATAGCTAGCACTTGCTATACCATCCTGTCTAATTTGATTAAGTGACTGAGACAACGCTAAACCAGAAAGAGTGGCTAATGGTATACCATACTTTTCAATATAAGGTTGATAGCCTTCTTCGCCTTCTTGATTAACAATAGCAGCAACACCAGCGGGTACTTTTTCACCGTTAACCTTAACAGTTGCTGTAGCCTTATCAAAGTCAAACAAGTTATCCATTGCATTGTAAGCTAATTTTTTAAAGTCAGCTTGAGATTGATCAGCGTAAGAAGCAATATCCTCTTGGGAACTAAAACCAGAAAGCAATTTACTTTGCTCTCTGGCAGGAGTATTAATAGTAGCTCTTTCAGAAGTTAGATTAAGAACACCTTCAATAGCCCCTTGAGTATCTAAAACACCGTTCTCTTGAATATCACCAAAAGCTTCTTGGAAGTTAGGTGCAGCAGCAAGTTGCTGAGTCTGCTCCATTTGATAATCTTCGGGAGTAAGTTGCCGATATTGCTTTTGACCCATTTCATCTACAATAGGGTTACCATTAGCATCCAACATTACTTCGGCACCCGGTACAAATCTAGAACCAGTAGCTCTAGATACATCAGCCATAGAAGCTACAGGTGCTGTGTCTAAAGCCTCGGTTAAGCCACCACGTTTAGGTACATCAATATTAAAAACATTAGGTACACTGTTTTGAATAGCTTGGTTAATATCTGAGGCGGGATTAGGCACCTCTGCCTGAGGTACAGTTAAGCCAACATTACGGTTAATGTCAGCAAACCTATCTCTTAAAGATAATGGGCCTCCAGAGGAGGTACTTGAGGTAGTAGCCATTGTTATTATTCCTTACTTAAATTTTGATGATGCAACATCAGAGACTATAGGGAAGCTTCCTACAACAGGGGCTGCTCTTACAAGCTGCTTAACTGCTTCGGGTACTTTGTCTTGTGAAAGGTTATAGGCTGCTGAAATGGGTTTTGAAGCCCAATTAATAGCAGGAGAATTGTCTTTAGCAGTTTCTATTGACCACTTAAAAGGATCTTTAAAAGGTGAAGGTTTATTTTCAGGATACAAAGGTGATAATGTATCGACTACTCTTTCGTATTGACCTAATAAACCTGACCCATAAATATTACGTTGAATTTCTTTTTTGTAACCTTTAATATAAGGGTTCTTACCGTCTTCATAGGCAAGTTCATCTTTAATAGCATTACCAATCATAGAAGCTAGTATCATACCCATAACAACAGCAAAAGCTTGGTAACGCATTCCAACGTTACCGTCTTTAATGTATTGTTTATACAAAGTAGGTAGTAATGTACTATGAGCAGTTGCCATAAAACGAGTCATTGCAGTAATTAAACGTAAACGGGGGTCATGGTAAAACCTAGGTAAATTGTGTACTTGAGGGTTAACAACCTTACTGTCAACAAAGTTAGAGATACCTGTATAAATATTATCTACAAACGCTTGGTAGTCAGGGTGAATATTACCTTTATCATCTATCATTTCTTTATGATTTCTTCCAAAGATATTTGAATCATTACCTGTATTATGAAGATTATCCATAACGTACAGGGTACGATTAACATCAATACCATACTCTACTAAATCTTTAAGGTCATATGCTTGTTGCACAGTTAAACCTTTAGCAGTGTTAAATCTAGTTTCCCTTTCAACAGCTGGAATGTTTCTTAAGTTATTAAGTTTACCCATAACAGTATCAGCAGCAGCAGATAAAGCGGAGATACGAGTACTATCAGTTAAAGCTCTTAAACCAATAAGGTGAGCCATAGTGTTCATAGCCTCACGATGTCGGTGATCTGCGTATTCGTATTTAGTTTGAGTAGCATACCCAGAATCTGAATAACCTAATACATCTAACAACTTACGACCAGTAGTTCTGTATATTAAATTGTTTACTTTATCTTCAAGCTTCTTATACTCTTTAGTATTAGAAGTTTTGGGGTCTGATGTAGCTAAATTATCCATTTCTTTTTGTAAAGCTTCAAGCTCTTCATTCATTCTGAATGCCGGAGAATTTCTCATATAGGAAATACCACGGGTACTTAATGCCCAAGAAGTTCCTTTGTTAAGGTCATTACGAATTTCAGTAAACAAGTTACGCACGTTGTCATATAGTTGACCAGTGACTTTATCACCACGAGTCCCTAAAATAGCAGCTACTGATTCGGGTAATGAACTAAAAGCAGCTTTACCCAATGAGGATAACATAGCCATAGTAGTACCCCAAGCAACTACACCTCTATAAAGCTCATTATCAATTTCTTTATAATTACCGTTAGCAATTAAATAAAAAGCTTTTACCTGAGTAGATACATGTTTAAATTCCTCATCACTATCAAACTCACCGTTTTCTTTTGCTTTTTGTAATAGCTGAACAAGCTTTTGTCCGTCCTTACCAAAGTATTTATCGTTAGCAACTTTAGATACAGTGTGTTGTTTTAAATTTCCTAAGTTAGAAAAGAAGCTTGATTTAAATAGGTCAGCTAGTTCTGGATCTTTAATAATTCCTTTTTGTGAAAGAAAATTCTTAGCGTTTTCTACTAGAGTAGGGTTTTTACCAACAAGTTGATCAATAGTTTTATTAGCTTCCCTACGAGTAACACCTGTAAAAATTAATTTATTAATTAAGCGTTCTTTGTTTGCAACAATAATATCGGGGTCAATTTGAGAAGCTTCAAATATAGAACTTAGATTATCAAAGAAGCTATCATTAGTCATGTCACTTAAGGCTTGTCTTAAATTATCAGCATCACGAACAAAGTCATCTAATATTTTATTACCTGACCATTCATTTTTACTCCAATAATTATTGTAAGCATCTTGAATCATGGCTTCTGTTTCTAATTTACTTTTACCTAAAGCGGTAGACAAGTCATCAGCGTTAGGAAGTAAACTATTTAAAGAACCAATAGTCTTTTGTTTGTATCGAGCGTAGTGATCCCCTGATAAAATACCATGACCACCAACAACAGCTTTTAACATAGCTCTATATGGTTTAAATTGACCTTTATCATTAAATAATTTAGGTGCAATCTGATGAGACAGTTGACCGTTACCCATTAGCTGAGAAGGTCTTGTAATTAAACTTTTAATAGTGTCCCATGTACCTTTTGTTTCGGGTAAATCAACTGCTTTGTTTGATTTAAATGTATCATCTGTTTTAAAGTCAGTTGCTTTAGATTCATCAAACAATACATCGTCAATGCTTTTATCTAATCTAACTATTTCACCATCACGAGTAACTACTTCTTTACGCATTTCAGGCTGTTGACGGGCTAGCTGTGCTTCAGACAACATGCCCTTAAATTCTTCTTGGCTATTAGCAGCTGAATGCCACTGCATTGCATCTAACGCAGCAAAAGAACTACCTAAAGAAACACCCATTACCTTACCACCAACAGCAGCATCTATAATATTGTTCCAAAAATCTTTTTCGTATTGGATATCTGTATTCCATACCCCACGAGTAGCCATCATCTCAGCGTACTGTTGAGCACTCTCAGTAAATGCTTCCCCAAGACCCTTACCTTCAACAGAAGCAATACCTCTTAAAGCTGCTTCAGCAGATCTGTATTGTTGATTAGCAAATTTACTACCAAGCTCTGTTAAGGATACTAACTCTTTCTTAGTACTTTCTTCTAAAAGTTTTTTAGCTTCAGGCATAGTCATACGCTTACTAAGTTCTTTTAATGCAGCTTCTTTACCTGCCATAGTAAACAAGTTACCACCAACCATACCTTCAAGACCTAGCTTGTCAAATACAGTAGCTGATAAACCTAAAGCCGATGCTAATGATGCATTCTTTTTGTCTTCAGGCTGATCAGCATAAAATTTACCAATGTACATAGGAGAAGCTAAAACAGTAGACGCAGCAAAACCAGCTACACCAGTTAACCCAGCTAAGCCTACTGCGCCACCTGTTGCAACTAATACCGCTAATTGAGGTACAGTACCTGCAATAAGGTTACCTACATAAGTAGCTGTATCTTGGATAGCACTCCAAGAATCATTAGTATTAATATCTTTATAACTAGATAAGGTTTGAGGTAATGATCTTTGTTCTGCTTTTAATTCACGAGTTTTAGCTCTAGAAATGTCTGATAAATATTCCCATTTAGTAGTGTCACCAACCATTTCACCCATACCTGAAAACAACTTCATTAAGTCTAAAGAAGAATTCTTAATAGTTGTTGCTATTTGAGCCTTAGCCTTGTTAAGACGAGTTCTATCTGGATTCCTTACGGCAGTGCCCTCAACATAATCAGGTAACACAGAAGAAATAAACAGATCTCTTTTTTGTTCTTCTATTTGTGCCTTAAACTTTTCTTTTAAATCAGGACGAATAGAGGGGTCATTAATTAAACTTTCTAATCGGGTGATCTCATCTACAATAGCCGCCTGAGCTTTAGGGCCAACTAAGTTTTTAAAAGCAGCTAATTCAGCTTCATCAAACGCGTTTTGTTTGGCCTCAAATAAAGACTTACCATAAGACCTTACTTCAGCTATATTCTCTTGTTTACGCTTAGCTGCTAAGTTAAGCATGGGATCCACAAAAGCTGCATCAGGGAACAAAGTACTTGCCGCAGCAGTGGACATACGATCTCGTACAACTTCTGGCGCTGTGTTATAACCCATCCGTTGTAAACCTAAAGTAACTAAAGTGTTACCTAAGTCACGGCCCTCAGGTGTTTCCTGTGTAGCTAATGTTCTACCGTAATAATCTTTACCTTCTGTTTTTAAGTTAGTAAAACCACCCATACGGGCTACAGCAGCAGCATCTTCTTCGGATGTATCTGAAAGAATAGCATCAGGAGTAAATACACCTTTACGGTCTTTAGCCGTTTCGGGTGCATTAAAGTTTTTAACACGATACTTTTCACCGTTTAATCCGGTTAAGGTATCTGCATCATATTGCTCTAAAGGTGTTTCTACGGGCTTACCGTTGATAGTTTTAATAGGGTACTTGTCGTTTAATAAGTCCATAGAGACTCCTTATTTAAGGTTTTTGTTTTCCACCGTCTGCAATCCATTTAATAAATGAAGATTCTTTAGCTCCGTAAGAGTCTTCATAGAACTTACGAATAGCTTTGTATTCAGGTGATTTCCATTTGTTAGAGTAATCTTTAATTAGTTCTGATTTAGCTTTTACTTTAGCACCACTACTTAATTGATTGTTAACTCTGCTATCTAGTACTGAGCTTAACTGTGTTAAGTTTTCGGCTGAAGGTAATTTACCTTCTTTAGAAGCAAACAATTCACGGTTAGTTGCAGATAAAGTATATAGAGCAGAAGCTTCAATTAAGGCTGGTAATTGGTTAATGTCAGTTTTAGAATCAGCTTGATATTGGAAAGCTGTTCTTAAAATCTGATTAGCCTGTTTAGAATCCATAACTCCCATATTACGCATAGCAACAACAGCGTCTCGGCTTGACCTTTCAGCTAGAGCTTTAGCTTCAGCTTCCGAATAATTTTTACCTCTAAGTGCTCTTAACTTTTCTTGAAGAACAGGTAGGGCCATTACTGTAGCATCTTTTTCTACATCACGGTCAATCTCTTGTTGAATCTTAAGCGGAGTAGGTCTGTAATTAGGTTTAAACCATTTACCACTGACGTCATCATACAGTTGCATATTATCAGAATCTGAACCTATAAACTTACTTTGATAAACTTTACCATTATAAAAGTGGTAGTCTTCATTTACCTTAGAAGCAGCTGGATCACGTTTAACTGCATAAGTATTTAATTGCTGCAATAATTGAGATGTGTATTCTGCACGTTGAGCATCATTCTTTAAGGTAGGTAGTACCTCATTTAATTTTGCGCGAGCTTGATTTCTAATGGGTTGATCAATTTCAGAATCACCAAAGGCTTTAGCTAAAGCAGAAGTATTAGACTCAAATCTTTCACGATCATTTTTAAGAGCTTCATAAGTACGAGTATCTTTAGCTTTTACATCTGCTCTTTTTTCAGCGTCTAAACGGCTGGCTTCTTGCATTGCTGCTTGGGTTAACAACGATTTATCTTGTCTTGCGTTTTGAGCATCAATAGTTTTCTGTTGTCTCTCAGCAGCAATACGCTCACGGTTTCTTGCATCAGACTGCATTAATGCGTCTCTTGAAGCATATCTCAAAGAACCAGCAGCAGAGCCACCAGTAAGCATACCGCCAGCAGCAGTAATAGCAAATCTAATTAGGTCACCTTGATTAAAAATACCTTTATCACCGTATATCTTTTCAATTAAAGTTGCAGCTTCTTGCTGTTTAACTTCAGGAGTAGCATTAGAAGCTTTAATAGCAGTAATTAATTTGTCAAGGTTAGTGCTCTCCTGTTTGGCAACAGTAGCAATAGCATCATTTGCTGCTTTAGGGTTTGAATCAAGCATAGAAACAGAAGAAGTTTCAAATACAGGAATTGGTGGTTGACCTTGGAATTCAGTAGGAGTGCCAACCTCTACCGCAGCAGGTTGTGATTTATCAGGATTAATTGGTGTTGGAGTAATAGTAGAACTATCACGACCAATACCTACTGACCGCTTTAAATGACCTTCAGCCCAATCAATATAATCTTGATTAGTTTTAAATTTAGCGTATACAGGGTTTTGTTTGATAATTAAATCAGCATTTCCTTTACGGGAGCTTTGATCTAAAGTTTCTCTAAAGTCACCTTGTAGATTAGATAATACTCTGGCACCATCACCTGAACCAAGACCATGCATTACGTATCTGTTAACATTAGTTAATGGAATACGTTGCTTATTTAGTACAGCTTCATTCTGTTTATTAGTATGCTCAAAAGCCATACGTTGTGCTTCATCAGTGTAAAACTCTTTAGATCCATACTGAACACCGGCTAACTCCGGTACTTGCTTACGGATGCTGTTCCATGTACCCTCTGTAAATTGAACTGGTCCAGATGCAGAAGATAAAGGATTCTTAGCTGTGTTTTTATTACCTGACTCTGCGCCTTTAAATAAAGTGTAAGCGTCAATAGCTTCAATATCATTAATAGGTTTATAAGTAGTTGTTTGGTTAGCAGGTACAGCAACTACAACAGGTGCTACAGGTACATTAGCCGCTTGTAATCTTGGAGCATATTGGTCTAAAGGTACAACAGGAGCTACATTACCCATGCGATTAAAGCCGGGTACTGGTTTTGCTACAGGTGCTTTATCTTTTACTGCATCATAGGCATCTGCACGAGCATTCTGAATTCCAGGATCAGAACTTGCAACCTGTACTGCAGGATAATCTACCTGAGGCACTTCTAAATTAACATCTAATGGCCCATAACCTGTGTCACCGTACATAGCATTAGTAGTACCATCAAAATAACCAGCAGCTTGTTGTACTTGTTGAGGAACTTCTGTAGTACCGTTGTTATAATTAGCTTGTGGTGCAGATCCACGGTTAAATGAAGGAATACCAACAGTACCGTCTACAAATGCAGAACCGGGAACATCAGGATGTTCGTAAGCTAATGACGGTACAACCTGTGTGGTACCTTGTGAATGGTATTTGGCTTGACCGGGTGCATCTGAGTAGCGTACATCTACAGTACCATCTCTTAGTGCGTTCTTTTCACGACCTTCTTCAACCAGCTTTTTAATAATAGCTTTGTTCTTAGGGTTCTGAGCAGCTGGTTCTGGAATAACAGCCTCACCGGGTGTAAGCATAGCAGGTACAGTATCGGTACCTTGTGCGTATAGTTTCTTTTGACCCTGACCTAATACTCCAGTATCAGCCAAAGGATTTTGAGTAGGTATACCTAATTTTTGTCTATTCATTCTAGGTGCTTTACCTAGTGGAGAACCTAACTCTTTTAACTTAGCTACATGAAGGTCTTCTTTATGACCAATACCTTGGTTAGCCTTTGCAGCAGCTTCTTTGAGCTTAATTTGATGCAGTTGTTCTTTACGTTTTTGTTCTGCTTGCATCTTAGCTACTTCTCTTTGTTCTTGGGATTGTAGCTTAAGATACTCGCGATGCTGCTTGGCAGACATAGATAGTGGTCCCATAGTGACTCCTTAAAAAATTCCTAATTTCTTTGCCAGTAAACCAGCACCTATTGCCCAACCTACTGGTCCCATGGCGGCTAATGCGGTTTCACCACCTAATGCGGCCCCTGCTCCGGCGGCTGTAGCCCCTGCACCACCTGCAGCTGCAGTTGTTCCTGCTGCAGTTAATGGTGCTGTAATAGAACCAACAGTTGCACCAGCACCTGTTAACGCAGCATCTTGTGCGGCAAGCATAGCTGCTTGGGATCCAGCCCCTGTTAAAGCACCGGTACCTAAGTTATAAGTAGCTGCAGCAGCTTCTGGGGCCACACCTAAGGGTGCAGCACTAGCAACTGCTTTGCCTAACTGATAACCCTTATAACCAGCTTCTAAACCTTTTGCAGTAGCATTTACAGCACCTAATGCGGCCATTTGCATTAATGGGTCATTAGGTTGTTGCATTGGTGGTGGGGTTTGTTCTTGTAAAGCTTGAATATTAGCTGACAAAGGTGCTACGGGTTTTTGTTCGTTAACCCATGACCAAGGATCGTTTTCGTTATACATTATTTTCCTCCTGATCCACCACCAGCAGAAGATGCGGCACCTGTTCCACCATCCCCACTATCTCCAGTAGCTTCACCACCTGTACCAATACCCACACCAATACTACCAATACCCATACCATCAGCACCTACCCCGTCTGCAGCAGCTACACCCGGTGAGGAAGCAGATAGACCACCGCCAGTATCACCTAAGCCGCCAGGGGATTGCATATTAATCTCTTGATTAAAACGGTCAACTACGGCGCTACTTAATGGGGGGTTGCTGCTTAAACTTGATTGTGGTAAATATGTTTTACCGTAAATAATGGGTGTACCCATAGATGTTTGTGACGGTTGTCCTGTACCTTTGTCACCACCACCTGTTTGTGCAAAGTCTGTAGGTATTGATTGTCCCGAACCTCCTGCCATTTTTATTTACCCCCTGATGTAGCTTGCTGTCTTGCAGGATTACCATAAATAGTGCTTGCATAACGCTGTAAACCCTGCCATGTTGCGTCTAGACCTTGTTGATCAATACCACGTTGTTGGTTACCTAAGTTGGCTAACGATGAAGTAGTTTTATCTGCAACGTTAAATTGCCCGGTAGAAGCTTCGTTCATCTGCTTTTCAGCATTTATTTTATTATTAATAACTTGTTGAGCGTACTTGGCTTTGGCAGCGGAATCTGCAGCAGAAGTAGCTAAAGCATGTCTGGTAGAACCGAGTACCCCTGTAGAGCCAAATTGGTTGTTTAAATTTGCAGTAGACATTCCAATATCTAACTTAAGAGCATCTTGCAATTCATTGGCACCGCCTGTATTGGCCAGTGTGCTCATTCTCTTTTGAGTATCATCTAGGCTTTTTATAGCATTAGCGGCCCTATTTACTGTGGCATCAGATCCCATACCAAAAGCCTTTTGTTGTAATTGAGAAGCACCAGCTACTTTACCTAACTCCCCGGCAGCATAAGCAGATTCAGTTGCGTTACCTACGTTTTTAAGATAAGGTTGTGCCCACTCAGGAATAGTAGATACTGTACCTCCACCTCCACCACTATAGTTCTTCTTAATAGAACTTCTTTTATTAAATCTCATTGTAAATCCTTTCGCATTACCACATAGGCTTGCTTAAATCCTGGTACATATTTAGGTAGTACTTTAGCCCACCCTTCACGACCCCATTGTTCTATGGCTTTACAACCTGTGTCCTTAGCAAACTGCTCTACGGTTGGAAATACTTTAGATTGTTCTTCAAAGTTACTGCCACTGAAAGCAATAATATGAAGTGTTTTATGTTGTTTATACTGCATAAATTCAGTTAAACCGGCACCAATAATATTATATTCTTCATCAACTACAACCCAACATTGAGCGTAATTATTAAGAATCTTTTGCATATAATCAGTTAAGGTTGATTCTCCTTGGCCATGTTCTAATACTTTAAAAAGTAATTCAGAAATCTGAGGCCAATGTTTTAATGCTTCTGAGGGTTGTAGTTGGATTATTTTCATGTTATCCTGCTAAGTAAATACAAGCTATTTGTTTAACTTCTGCTAATGAAGAAAAAGTTACATCTTCACGACTTCGGGCTACGGTAATTGATCTGACAATATTATCATTTTGTTTCATACCTTTACCGGGAATAGAACTGGTTACAATTAAATCTCCGGATTGAATGTTACCGTTCTCACCACATACGTTTATTAAACCTTCACCTACACCGTTAACCAGTACTAAAGTATTTTCTTCTAGTAAAGTTTCGTATTGAGGATCAAGCTCAGTAATAACTTCATGCTGAATTACACCATGCTCTAGGTAAGGTTTCTTTACCTTTATTTCCATATAGTTTGGTGTTGTTGCTTCTGACATATTAGTATATACACCAATTGCACCTTTCATCTCAGGAGAATCAGAAACATCAATAAAGGATAAAGTATCGTTAACGTTAGGTTTTAAATAAATAGAAGTGTCTACACAGATATCACCGGGTTGTAATGCAACAGTATTTGGTTTTAAACAAACGTGCATTCCGGTAAACGGAGTAAATCCAACGGTAGAAACACCAGCGCCTAATACATATAAACCATTAGTAGAACCACCAACAATAATACCACGTAAATCTGTTGATCCGCTACTAGTCATAAACTTAGCACCAAAGTTATCACTACCCTGTAAGTAAGCTATACGACCGTAGGCTACAGTTTGTGCATCAGGGTTACCTTCGCTTGCAGAGCCAGCATAAGTACCTCTACGTTGAAGGTAAGCCGCTTGCTGAAACCCACCACTATTATTACCAAAAGTTGCCCCAAGAATTACAAAGGTAGGATTAACAGAATCAACGCCAAGAGTGTTGCTAATTAATGCAGTAGAAGCACTTGCACCTACAGCAGCAAATGCAATATTATTTACACCTGAACATGCAAGAGCAGCTGTACCTGAGTTTGTGCTTCTAAAGAAACCGGACGTAGCAATGCCATAAATAGTTGTACCACTACCAAAACCAAAAGTGTTGCCACCCTGGGTTGTAGTTGTTCCGGAAGCAATAGAATTAACAGATAAACTGTTTGTTGTTATCTTACCACCATCAATAAAGGTTACGTTGTTCTCAATACCAAACTCAAGGTTACTAAAGGTAATTAATCCATTATAGTTTTGCCAGTTAAATGGTGCAGAAAAAGATATTGTTTGGGTACCACCAAAAGTAGCTTCAGATACCGAGTATCTTGATGCCCAATACTTACCGGCATTTGATGCGGCAATAGTAAAGGAAGAAGACCAGTTAGTAGTTAAAGATGCAAATGAGTTATCAATAAAGTTAAAGCCTGAGCCTGAAGGTGTTCCCGGTTGAGAGTCACTTGCTAATTGGTAGTACACATAACCACTGGTACTTCTTGGACCAGTACCGCCTATTGTACCGTTAGTACCGTTATAACCAATACTTCGAATAGGGTAGCTGACATTATTCCAAGGAATAAGAGTGCTTGATGTACCTGATGGAACAGTTAATGGTACATTTAATGACCATAAATAGTTTCCCGGAGTTGTATTTTCAGGGATAGTAGTTGACCATCCTGCAGGAGCAGTGTATGCGCCTGTGCTCCAAGTATAAGTTGTTTGAGTAGAAGGTCTTGCTGGTGGTGTAATGTTAGGAGTCCAAATATAAATACTTGGATTAGCATTCAAAAAAGAAGATGTTACAATGTCAAGGTCAATAGCAGAACCTGTATCTTGAACCCACTGAAAGCTAGGTGATGCCGTGTTTACTTGGAATTGAAATTGACGACCACCGTTAGTTACATAAAACAAAAACTTAGTGGTACCAAAACCACCCGTAGCAATATACCATGTATAGTCAGCAGGGTTAAGTGATTCAGTAGACGAGTTAGTGTTGTATAAACCAAAATAACCTTTGTTAGTCGGGCTGTCAGATATATTCAAACCTGTATTACTATCAGCATACTTAACATGCATGTACTTGTAAAGGTATCCAATAACAATACCAGATCCAATATCTATAATTTGGCCAGTACTATTGTTAATAGTAACACCTGTTGTTGCATTATCACCTTCTAAAGCCAGCTGTGATAGGTAAGCGTCAAGCTCATCATTACCTGTAATAGGTGGATTAAACATCTTACCTCCGATCTGCTGGTCTTGCGTCTAATGCAAATGTAGCCATACGCCAATAACCTGTTGAAGAAATTCTGTAGTTAAGTACTCGACCGTTTACTCTTGGATCTACTTTATAACCTTGTGCTTTTTGATTATTAGGCAAGAAGGTAAATAAATCATTTGAAGTAAATGTTACTGTGTCAACAAAGTTGTTTTGACCTAATACCGAGATACTTATATTAGCATCAGAAGGTACCTTATCAAACACAGGATAAATAGAGCTAATTAAAGAACTACCAGTTGTATCACCGGTATTTAATTTAAGTTTTTCAATATAAGAAGTAAAGGTAGTTAGTGCAGAACCGTTCCACATTAAATAATTAGCATCTGTCTTTAAGGTCTGTGTACTGTTAGTTGCCATGTAAATAATTTCTTTACCATATTGGAAGGCATTACTCTCATTAGCTGGTCCTGTGAAAGAGTAATTAATATTTGGTAATACTCTTTTAGTCCATGTTTTATTTTTATAATTATAAATAAGAGCTTCATTACAAACAGTAGATGCACCTTTAGGGTAGTTAATCCATATTTCTTTATAAAAGGAATTCTTAACTAAGTGTACTTTATCAATAGCATTTTGATTTAAGTTGTTAAAGAAATATTTTTTAATTCTGAAGTCAGCTAAAGACTGAATACTACCAGAACCATTGTGAATATAAATATCATTACGATCAACAACAAAGTGATTACCATCAAACTCACATACACAATCTGTGCTTAAGATACCATATGATTTAGAGTATGCAGCTACTCTTGTTTGCGCACCAATAGTTAATATATTAATACTATCAGAAGAATAAACAAACATGTTACCCCTGAGTTCCATCATATCTAATACAGGTGAGGTAGAGCTTAATTCAAACTCGTCAGCTGTGTCTGTTGTTAAACCCGGTTGCCATATTGTAGGAATAGCGCCTGTAGCTGCCTGAACGGATACTCTAATAGTTCCCGGAGCAGATGTGGTAATGCCACTTTGTACTAAGGTAAGGTTGGCTGCAACTAATGAATAATTAAGTGACCGAATAACTTTAGCTGTTACTGTTAGCCCTGCTACATAATTCCAATTAGGTAATGGTTGAAATGTGTTACCTGCTACAGGATCGTTATATAAACAATATAGTGGAGTTGATTTACTGTTATTTAGGATAACAGCATAACCACCGTTAAAATAAGTACCTTGCCAATCACTGTTAGTATAACCAGCACCTGAACCACTAAACATGGTAGACTGGTTACCCGCCGAATCTACTCGGATAATACTACCATCTTGTGCAAAGATATTATAACCTTGATCTGGTCGTCTCCAGTGAATACCGTATGTAGGTGTAATAGATAATACTCTGGAAGTTGTCTCACCTGTTATAGTCTGTACTGCGTTGTCGTCAAACCGTACATTGAGAACATCTGTAAAAGTATTCATAGGTACGATCATTGGTGGCAAATCAGTGTTTAATCCACCTTCTCCAAGACCTTGTATTTGTTCTGCCATGTACAATTCTCCTCTTTAAATTTTTCTTTAATAAATACCCTTACCAATTGACCAACAATATTATCTACTGTAAATTGTACAATAGGAATTTCAATATTATGTTTCTCACAGATCTTACGGAATTCAATAATGTTAGACCCGTTATTAATATCATTTCAATGTTATGTTCTTTTGCTTAATCCTAATAGGTACCGCCTAAGCGATAGTTAATTTTTTCGGCACTCAATAAGAGACTGTTTTAATACCTCTGCTAGTTGAGCCTGCCTGATAAGAAATTCTGCATCTTCTCTAAAAAGTTGTTGTCCAGTGCTTCCATTTCCAGTGCAGATAATGGGATCAGCTTTTGTGTTTGTATTACTATCTGGGGTTCTTTCGGGGCGGTTCCGCAAGCTGTTAAGAGTAGCAGTGTACTTACGATTAAGATCAAAGATTTGTTCTTCTTTTTCTTTTCTGAATTTAAATTGTTCATTATTTAATCTTTCAATTTCTTTATTATAATCAGAGAGTTTACTATTTAAATCTTTAAGTTCTTTATTATGTTTTTCTAACATTTTAGTTTTAATAACGCCTACTTTAATTTCACCTTTGTTATGCCCATAATCATAAGCAAAGAAACAAAACAAAATACAGGAAAGTACATAAGCAATAATATATTTAACCATTAATACATGTCCTATATTCTTCTTGTCTACGTTTAGTTAATCCAGGTGAAGTATTACCTTTGAATTTATCCCATTTAAGTATTTCTTTACATGCCGAATCATAATTATAATTATTTAATTCTTTCACTAATGTTGATTTACAAAAAGCATTTGAACCAATATTATAGGATAAAGATATATAAGCACTATATTCGTAAGTAGTTAAAGGAACCTTAACACATTGTTTTAATGCTGCTTCAAACTTATTAGCATCGTTAAGTAATTTTACTAATGCTCTTTCAGGTGTTATTTTATCACCTAATTTTACATTTTCAGTAGTTCCAAAACCTATTGTGGGGACATCTCCGGGTACGGGTATATAAGCTGTTGATCTAAATCCTTCGTGTATTGCAATGTTTATTAATGTAGATGCAGTTAAAGAAAGGGAAACTAACTTCATTCTTTCAATCATTTAATTTCCTTCTCAATAATTATTTATTCTTATTTGTAACATCTTTATAAATAGAATATAATTTATGACCAATCATTAATATTGTATAAATTAAAGTAGTCCAAAGAAGTATTTCGGATACTTGGTAACCAGCAACTGTTGCTAGTGAAACAGTTACGGGTGCAGCAGACTTAGTTACCATACCCATACCAGTTTCAGTTGTTTGTTGTAGAGTTGTCGACACGGTATTTTTTCCTTATATTAGTTTAGTTAGACCAAGACAATGTATCTTCGTCCCAATCATAGTGTGGCGGGTTGTTCGGCACTGGCATCGGCACGGGCGCTTCCCACAGATACGAAAAACTGTTCAACACCCATGAAGGATAAGGTTTTGGAGGAACAAATCCTGCACCCTCTGGACCATCGGGCAGCCATGTAAAACCAATCCCAGCAAAGTTCTTGCGGAATGCTTTGGACTGATCCGGGTCAGGCGTGTTGGTGTTGGGGATGTAGTAGATACCACCCCGTGTGTTGTAGCTAGTCTGCACAAAGCTGGCTGGATCGCCCCAGATGCCCGTGTCAATTTCAGCTTGGTCAATGACCAGCACACGCTGGACAATATTGTTTTCATCAATTTGGGCAAACTGGCTCATGCTGTGTACGTCCCAGAAGATGTGAAAGTGTGGATGGTAAACCCACCAGATGACGTGACTGTGCCCCCAGTACCCCGCTGAGCACCTGCGTAGCGGATGATCACAATGCCGGAGCCACCGTTTGCACCAGCCGTACCACTGCCATCGAGATTGGCCCCGCCGCCGCCACCAGTATTTTCAGAGCCGCTGGTAGCATTCGTGCTGCCACCATTGCCGCCACCACCAGCGCCACCAGACCCACCCCCATACTGACCGGAGCCGCCGCCACCGCCAGCACGGGTTACAGACGATCCGTTAATGCTTGAAGCACTGCCAGAGCCACCATTCCCGCCAAAATTAACGCCTGCTGTACCGCCAGATGCACCTGCACCACCGCCACCTCCGCCAGCAAAGCCGCCAGTGGTTCCTCCTCCAGCATTACCCTGCCCAGATGTGCCTGCGGCACCGGCCCAACCATATGTACTGCCGCCGCCGCCAGAGCCACCTGTTGCCGCAGAACCCGGAACGTAACCAGAAGCACCCTTTCCCCCGCCAGTAGATGTGATTGAACTAAATACTGAATTTGATCCAGAAGTGCCTTCTGCATAACCTCCGCCCGCTCCGCCACTGCCAACGGTTGCGGTGTATGCAGTCCCGGGGGTCAAAGTAAATCCTGTTGCAGTGCGATAGCCGCCTGCGCCACCGCCACCCCCATAGTTGGAGCCACCCGATCCCCCGCCAGCGACAACCAGATACTCGATGTCGTAGGTTGGCGGGATAAAGGACCGCTGGTTCTGAAACACCGCTTGAAGTGCGCCGCTCATGTCAAACCACTCCCAGAGATGAGCCACTGCGTAGACCCAATCTTCAGCGCCGTTGCAGAACCGTACTGCGCCAAGCTGCGTGAGCCGGAAGTGCCTGCGGGGCTGAGTGTCAACGTGTCTGAAGTGATGGCAATTGTCACCACTTGGCTGGTCATGTTCACAAACGTAACTGCCGTACCGATTGGGAAAGCCACGCTGCTGTTTGCAGGAATAGTGAACGTCCGAGCGTTGGCATCGGTGGATGGGTGAAGAATATGCTTGCCAGCATCGGTCAACACCAGCGTATAGGCTGCGCTTTGGCTGTTCTGTGGGATGTTGCGAAAGCCCACGGCGTTGGTGCCGTCAACAGTCAGCGTGTTGTCCGCGCCGCTGATTGTCTTGTTGGTCAGAGTCTGGGTGTCACTTGTACCGACCACATTACCTGCTGGGGTAGTTTTCGAGGTGCCCCACGCCGTTCCAGTGGAAACAGCCATGCCAGCGCCGGGGTAGACCTGTGATGGGGGTGTTGCAGGTGTAGCCGAAGCCCAAGTTGTACCGTTGGACGTAAGCACGTTACCCGCCGTACCCGGAGCCACGACTTGCACAGCAGAGGTGCCGTTGCCCAGCAAGACGTTATTGGCCGTCAGGGTAGCCGCACCTGTGCCGCCGTTAGCAACGGCCACGGTCCCACTCACGTTAGCTGCAATGCCGCTGCTCGTGATGTAGCCCGAAGGATTGTTTACGTTGTAGGGCGTAAAGCCGAGAGCCGTTGTAACGTCCCCGGAGGTGAGCGACACTGGCTTGAGCGCCCAGCCAACACCATTCCACACCCATGTGCGGTTGTTGTAAATGTATTCTTCGTTAAGCGTTGGTGATGATGGAAAATTCAGCATTATACCTGCCCTTTCTGTTATACAACTGCGATGCCGTAGTAGGCACCTTGGTAATTTCTAAAAGTAAAATTTCTGCCGTAATTCTCGCAGTTGGTTTGCGCCCGGTTTTCATGCGGTAGCACAACTCAAAACAGTAGTGCATCCATGAAACCTGAACGCTGGGGCCGACAAAAGCTAAAAGGCTGAAAACGTCATAACCCTTGGTGATTTTCCACCAAAATTTGCGCCACCAGCCTTCTGGCGGCGTGCAAGCGGCTTCAAATGCGGCAATAGCTTGTGCATCGTCGCCGCCGTAATTGATCAAATCCCACTTGTCGGGATTCCATTCCCCCGGTTGCATCTTGTGGGGGCCACGGGCAAAGTTAGAATGATAGAGCACACCATCAATGACAATGCCGCCGTGACAAAAAAGGCTGACTAGTCGCGTCTTTATTACCCACGAAAAAAATCGGCCCAGCAGGTTAGCGTTAGAAGGTGGGTCTCTGCGTAAAGCTAAAATCATAGTACGGTGCTTTCAGGTATTGGTAAATATCCAGCCGCTACCGGGTCAGCCACTTCGATCATTTGCAGCTTCATCTCTGGCATTGCCACCACCAGCGGCGCGTGGGTCAGAATACCGGTAAGCGGTTCCGAACCAAACATTTGATCCGCTATCTTGCGGCCGTGGTCGCCAATGTTGGCGTATAATGAGTTGTAGTCCAACCACCACAGCCCATCCGTGGTGGTGTGTTCTTTCCAAATGCCCAGGTCAAATGGCGCGGTGGTGTATTCGGGATCATTGGCTAGCCATTGCAAGCGTGACCACGTGTTAATTTGCTCAAGCATAATTACCTTGAGATGTCCGGATAGTGGTTTTGTAGGACAAAGAAATTGTAGTATTTTCATGATTTTTTTTCCTTTATGCAACGGTGATGCCGTAGTATTGCCCTTCATTACGCTCAAGGGTTTGGCGGTTGGTGGTGGAAAGGACGGAGGGGAACGAAATCAATTCTGATACAGTGCCTTCAAATGGGAACAATGATGCAGTTCCATTCAACGAACCTATAGCACTATTAACCCCCGTATAGAGGCTCGTAATTGTTGCGCTATCCCATTGCGCGCCGTTCTTAAACAATTTCCACTGCTCACTTCCGGTGGTTGATATAGATGTGATTAAAGTGGGTGTATTTGAAATAGCAACATCTGCGGCTAAACCGTTGGTTCCATTGCCTCCCAAAGCTGTAGTGTTGGCTACGTTTAAGCGCCCAACCGAAATAGGCCCAGCCGATTCTTGGTTTGCAATAATGTAAAAACGGCCAGTTTGCCCAGAAGACCACTGCCCAAAAACAGTCCCGAATTCATTTTCAATCTTCGGTGTGAACAGAATAAACAAACTGTGCGTTGTGCCAATAAGCGGAGAAGCGGCAGCTAAATAATCATTTACGCCATCAAAACGCAGCGCGGGCCGTCCGTTTTGCGTCTCAATCACCCCATTGCTGACAATGCGCGGC